AATATCAGGTTCTTTATTTTTTTGCACAATAAAAACAACCAGCACCAAAAACACGAGCAATCCAATTACTATTTCCATAAGCAAGCAGGTTGGCGGTTAACATTGCCTGCAAGTTAAGACTTTTAGGAGAGAAAATAATCCGTTTCGGTCAACATCCATCAGGGTTAAGCCAAGATTAATCAACAAAATAAAAAGCTTTTTGGGTTAACACGCTGTAACACAACACAAAAAACAACTAAAAAATTTTTAATTTTTTGTTGTTTGAAGGTTGACTCCGAGCCCGCCCTGAACTCGACTTGCAACTGCAAAGGGTCGCCGATGCCGGAAATATGACAAAAGGCCTGATCATCAGGTTCGTAAATCCAACCTGTTTTAGGTTGGGGGTGCATGGGTACCATGCCCCTCTTTTAATGTAATAGGGGTAACTTTTATTTATCCCACCGTAGTTAAATCACCTGAGCTTTGCTTGCGCATGCCCTTGTTTAGGTTGAGCCACTGCTTGCGACACATTAGATATTTGAACGCATCACTAAAATTGGTGGAGTGTTTGGGTAGCTTATGAATTGCGAGGCCTTCGCTCTTCTTATCCTTTACAATCATCTTACGATTGTTGCGAGTGACAACCTTTGATGGTGCTGTCTCAAGCGAAGACTTAAGACATGGACAGTTGAACTGATCAATACACACAACAGGCAGAGCAGGGTTAGTATCTGATAGCAGATCGATCATGAAGTTATACTCAGTATTTGAATGAATGGTAGCCTGTCCGATTGACCTAAGCATAACCTTCCATCCAGTACGTTTGCCTTCCTCATTCTTTTCAATTGCTTTCTTGATCTGAGATGCAAGGTCCTGTCCTGACTTGCTATAGTTGTTACCTGCACGGTCATAGTATAGGTTAAGTGTCTTCTCTTCGTGTGGCTTGAAGTACTCAATGAACTGATCTGCTAACTGCCTAATAGAATTGGGAGGTAGTACATATAATTCTTTCAATAGATTGTATTCACGTTTTTTCTTGCCATCCTGGGCAATGATCATTGATGTCATATTGCCGAAGTCCATTCCTGCATCGATGGCTTTTATCTTATCTAACTTAGCCAGGATACGGCAGTCTTCAGTATCACGGATGCCGAAATAGTCACTCCAGTGTGCATCGGCCCCATCCTGATAGAAATGCTTTTCTGTAAGCTTTGAATAAAAGCGATTTCCGGCCATTAATTTCGGCTTCAGTGAAAGTATTGCCTGTGCAACGTCTTCCAGGTCGGTTTCGAACTCTTCAGAGAAGAAATCAACGCCTAAAATGTCAGCATTGATGAATGAGCTGGCCACCCAAAAGAAAACAGATTTTTTGCGGACCTTTCTCCACCGGGCTTCCCATCGGTCGAGTTTACGTTTTACAATTGCCAATTCTTTGCGGTCGCCCGAATCCTTAGCGATTACATATTCCTTTTTGATATCATTGTAAACAAAGCCAGTTTTCAGAATCCGGACGATTTGTTTAACCTCCATTCTTTTGCGATGCTTCAGGATCCAGTCATGCTCACCAATCAAATTCGGATTGGGCATGTCGGTTGTGAAGGTCTGGGACCGATAGAATGGAGATTGTCCATATCTGACCTTAAATCCGCGAACAGCTTTGGTCAGTTTGGCGATTTTATCTTCCCGGAAGAATTTGACTTCATCACCAATGATGGCAACATAGGATTTACCGGCTGCTGTGGATGGCCGGTCGAGCGAAATGAAAGTGAGGTTAAATCCGTTGAAAAATATAACGGTGTGCTTATAGCTGGAGATAATATTAATCGGCTTTTCTTTCCAGTGTTCCAGCGGTTCTTTTTCAACCACATAATGAATATCCTCTTCCCATCCCAGGAGGCGCAAACCTTCCTGCATGGTTGGCCAAACATTTTTCTGAAGATTGGTAAACGTATCGGCAACCAGGGCGACAGGAGCTCCCGGCATATCGTAAACCATTTCCTGAAGGCGTTCCGCCTGAAATGCGGTTGTTTTGGTTGATCCACGGCCACCAATGAAATAAAGTGATCCGGGCATCATTATTCCACTGGTTTGCGCCAACCAGTTCATGTATCGGACTTCCACATCCGGACGGTCCAGATCAATTTTCGTCGGTTTGGTCATTGAGCATTTCTATAAAGTCAATATCTTCAACCATTGCTTCTTGTTTCCAGCGTTTTTTGTCTGCGGCCGATTCATCCAGTTCGTCAATTTCTTTAGCAAGTGCATTGCGGTCGATTGGTGGTAATTTGGCCTGAACCGGGTTCATGGTATAAATCTTAATTGGCCGTTCGTATAATTCTTTTGGAATATTGATCGGGTCGGGCTGATCCAATTGGCGGGCTTTGTAGCTATCCCATTGCAAAGCTCTCCAAATTTCGAGGTCTTTAACCGACTGAGCGCCTTCAAGTGCAAGTTGGGCAACCTGTTCAAACTGTTCGGCCTTCAGGTTGCGTGCAGCACGCTTATCTAAGATTTCATCAGAATAAAACAAGTTGATTGATTCCTCAAACATCTGTTTGACACGGTAAAGGCTTATACTATAGGGTTTTTTGATAAAGAATGCTATGGTTTCATTCAGACCATACCTACGGCGCATAGAATTCATTTTAATCAGGATATCCAGATATTCAAGCTCATCATCTGTTAGATTCGACTTGCTGCCTGTCTCAATGTATTCAGCAATTTCGTGGTACCGGCTGACTTCGAACTTATTCTTTGCCATAGATGATCCTTTCTTTCAATTCCTGAAACCTGATTTGAAACCGTCGTTTATCGAGGCGCTGCGCCTGGGTAGCATTTCCTTCGTTGGCTGCTTTTTGGGTTGCAATCGTTTCGTTCGCTTCATTCACCAGGATACCGCGCTCATAATGGAACATGATCCGGCTGTCCTCACGATAGAACTCAAGCAAAAAGGTATCCTTATCGATGCCAAAATACATGGCAATCTTCTCTGGAGTATAGCCAACTGCAGCAATGTACTCAAGGTTTTCAATTTCATTAAGCGGAAACCACCAGGGCCATTCACTTAGTATATCCGGTTCTAAATTCATAAATTCGTTTTGATCTCATGAAAATGTATTGTTCCTCTGCGCTGTTTTCCGAAAAGTTTCCTGATCCTTCGATCACATAATGAGCATCGCCCACACGGGCAGCCATTACTTTTTTATGTGTCCAGGCATATTCAACCTGAAAGTTATCCATGCTCTTAATCATCATGTCGAGCTGGTCTTTTACTTTTGGCATCCGGTATCTAATACTTTCGGCGATGTAAAGGCAGATGTCACCAATCTCATTGTTGCGGATCCGGCTCGATAAACTATCCAGGATCCGGGTATTGATTGAATAGGTAGCAATAAACAGATCATCAATCCTTCCGGCATGTTTGATCAGGTAAACGATGAAAGTAAAAGCATTAAAACTATTGGTCGATTCAAGGAAAAACACTTCATTTTCTTCAGGAAGTTTTCCGCAAAGCATTTTGATGGTTGCAACCTTTTGTTCGTGCATTTCATCAAAGCGGATCCGGAGCGACTTCGAATTGGTTTCTTTGGTCGATAGCCCCGATTCTTCGCCTTTTTCAAATGGCTTTGGCTTCAGATCCTGTATGTTGAAGAATTTAGCCATTGATTCCTAATATTCGTTTAACCTCTGCCAGCTCTCCCTGCACTTCTTTTAACCTGGCTTCGCGTTCACCGTTTAGGTGTGGTTTGTCAGCTTTCTTAATTTCGCTCTCGATACGCCAAATCCGGTGCGGCAATGTTTTACTATATAGCTGAACCAGCTCTATTACATTTTTGCCCCTGAGTTCGTCAAATCGCTTGTATTGATCAAATATGCGGTGTTGTCCTAATACCGTTCCATGTTGCTTATAGTAATCCAATTCCTCATGAATCTGCCTGTTTTCTTTGAAGTTCTCGATCAGAGCATGAGCAACCTGGTAACATTCATCCAGACTGGAGCAATCGAACAGTTGTTTATGGGCTTCGGTGTATCGTTCCCAGCAGCTGATTTTATCGGCTGCTAATGCCTTAAGTTGTGGGGGACATTCTGGTCTGGAAAGAAATGGCCAATCGTTCCTAAAGGAATGCTTATTCCTATCTTTTCTAATCCTGACTTCAATCTCTTTCTTTGATTCTTCACTTCCATGCCCGACTTCTCCAGACTCTGGTTTTTTACTACTTTTTTCATGATTTTCGTTGACTATTGTTTGAAATTTAAAAAATGTAATATCCATCATGTCGCAAATAGTTAAGTATAACCTTTCGCGATTTCCTTCAGGATCTTTTTTTAGTTCAGAAAGAAAAACCTGATCCGGGAATAAGGATGCATAAAGCGCGACACCTGATTTAACAGGTGCCCCGCTTCGCATCCAGGTTACAACCTTTACCCGGTCAGCTTTTAATTTTAGTTTTCGAACCTGCATTTGAATGAAAAAAAGCTATTAAGGATTTCCGATAGTTTATCGGTCCATCCGCTTTCTGAATTACTGATCAGCTTTTTACGCAACAATAGTTTTTGAAGCCGATCCAAATCAGCATTTTGGCGGTAAACACCAATTTTCAGGTTGTCGTGTTCAAGTGGAATAGGTCCTTCGCATTCGTAAGGCACAAAGCGAGGAAAATAGTAATTGAAATAAAGCGTAGCAACCAAATGTGGCTCAGTGCGAAGATTGAAAGTTGCAATTAATGCAAAGAGTTTTTCTTTTTCAAAAACAAATGGTATATGTATCGAAAAGTCCCAGGTTGAGCAATTATTTTTGATCAGCAAATCTGCTGTTCTTTTTTTGTTTTGCTGGTATAGTGTCGAACCAAGATGTTTGTTTTCCAACTTGCCGGTACATTTTAGCGTTTCAAAATCGGCCAGCATACAGGGAGTAATCAGGTATTGATCATCATTTGCCCAGATGAATTTTTCAGTTACCAGGTCAGAATCAATGGCCAGCATCATTTTATTGACCACATCGAGCGGCGGGTTATTGCTGATCCGTTCACATTCGATCACATGTACCAGGTTATTCATCCACGGTTCACGGTCGCCGATCACCACAATATTCATTTCTTCCCTGAAGTTTTCGGACCATCCGCGCAATGCCAGCTGTAATTCATTACCCTGTGCAAGTGCTTTCACGTAAGGGATACAAACTGTTACCCGTTCAGGAGCAAATTGAGTTTCCTGTGTTTCTGATGGCACGGCGTTAATTGAAGCTTTTAACGCTTCAAACTGATATGTAACTTCTCCGAATGTAGTATACAGTTGATAATAAGCTGCAAGTATTTCAGTCTTAGTGTTTTTTTTGGTAATTCTTTCCATTTCAGTAAATTTTTGAGTTTACCGAAGTTGGCTGATTTGCAATTGCAAATAAAGGACACAAAAAAAGCCTGCAGGATCTCTGCAGGCTTTCACATATCGCATTTTAAACCGATTAAATGCCTTCACCACCGCTGCCATCATCGGTATCTAATACTGGTTTTGTTCCCAGGTAAAGCATCGATTTAGGTCCACGCATAACAGACTTCATTTTAACGGTTGTTTTCAAACCGTCTTTATCGTCTTGTTCATCCACATCAAACATCAGAGGTTCATTCGGAGTACCATGAATTTTTGCTTTCAGAAAACCACGACGGAATGAACATGCACCAAGTCTTTCATTGATGTTATTTTCTTTCCATTCTTCAAATCCAACTTCATCGCCAGGATGTGCGAATTCGAGATTGTGGATAAATCCTTTTGCATCCATATCACCTTCACCAGTATCGTTTCGTTTGATGCTGTCGGGAGTTGCATATATTGCAATGGCGTGAGCTCCGGTTTTAAAAGTCAGGTTCTGGCCTGCTACACTTTTAACGTTATTGGCGTCGCGAGTCGGGAAAACTTCAACATCGTCCATCCTGAAGATGATAATGTTTGGATCTTTCCCCTGAGGTCTTCCGGGATTGGCTCCCGTTTTCGGTACACTTACCGGGGTGTAAATCAAAATTAACATATCTGTAATTTTTAAAGAGTTAATGAAGTAAGCCCCGTTTAATTGGGGCTTACTCAGTATGTTTTATTAAACACCGGCACCGCCGCTGTCAATAACTTCGTCAGGAATAAAATAGAATACACCTTCAGCAATGGCGAAACCAATACCGAAACGGAATTCACCAATTACATGCACATCGTAATCGTACGATTTCATTCTGAGGTTTGTAGCTCCCGGTTCGTTAATATGACGCAAACCAATGAAGTTTTCTTTTGGTGTAGTAAGAATTGCACCTGAATCGGTCAAGTTGTACCTGGGTGCAAGCCGATTGCGGGTATAGTCAATCACATCGCCACCAAATTGTGGATCGGAAGATCCTTCGCCATACAATTTTTTGTAAGCGCGTTTGTACATACGGTACAAAGTTGGATCGATATAAACAGGCATATCGCGGCGTTTGTACTTTTTGTCAATCGAGTCGACAAACAAGTTAACTTGTTCCACGACATTAGAATCGGTGATGGATGAAGCTAAAGGAATAAAGTTCATTTTCTTGGCAGCGCCCAATGCTTTATCCTTTTTCAGCTGTGTTAAATATCCGTCGATCGATTTCAAAGGATTCTGACCAGCATCTCCTTCATCAACTTCTGACCATACAAGCTCGTCGAACTCACCGTTTGCGCAAACATCATCCAAATCTTCCATTGCTTTTGGGGCAATAAGTTGATTCACGATGTATTGGGTAATCGGGTGTTGTTCCAAATCTTTCGATTCGTCGTACATTCCAAAAATCCAGTCTTTCACGTCAGATGGCGTGATTAAAACGTTGATTTTAAAACGTCTCAAAGGAATTTCAAGCGGAGTAAAAGAAGTATCGCCAAGAGGCGTGAACTTAGGAACAAATTGCTGAATTACCGAAGTAATCAACGATTTTTCAGCCTTGTACGAATGGATTTCGCGCTTCCAAGTTAGATCTTGGGCAGTTTCAAAGCCCTGGAATATCTGACCAATCATGTCGAGCTTCACATAGTCAATCAAACTGCCAAATTCGGAAATAACCGAATCAACATTGATTGTTTCACCGGCAGCCAATATGCGGTGATCGCCAGCCAGGTAATCAGCAGCAATTTTATTGTGCTGAAATCCCATGTTAGGTTTAAATTTCAAAACCTTTTTCCCTTTTTCGTTCGATACATACTCAGCAGCCGGTTCCGGCTCAGTTACATTGGCAAGTTTTTCAACTTGTCCTTTAAGCTTCAAATTCTCGGCAGTAGTTGCTTCCATGGTTTTTTTCATTTCTGCAAAACTTCCTTCGAGATTTTTAAGAGTAGCTTCGAGGCGAGCCCGACCAGGATCTTCTCCGGTAGCTTCAAATTTTGCCAAATCAGCCTCGAACTTGGCAACAAACTTCTCCCCGTATTCTTCGGAGAGTCGCTGTTTCTGCTCATCGGAAAGAACAGATTTGCCGTCTTTAGTGGCAAATGCTTCAATTCCCAAAAAGCCTAAAACCAAACCCAAATAATGTTTAAACATTTTAATTAAAATTAGATGAAACGTATTTTTCCACAAAGGCTGATTTAGCGAGGTCACGGGCATATTGGATCGCAAGATCAATTGTTCCAACTTCGTCAATCAAACCCACCTCTTTGGCGTTAAGTGAATTTTCTTTTGAATTTTGAGCGAAAAACATCCGCCCATTGAGTAAGCCAGGAACTTCAAGGTTTAACTTGGTTGCGCGATTGGCTTTAATGGCATTCTGAAAAGCAATAGCCAAAGGCGAAAGTTCTTCCTGCTGAATTTCTTCGTACTTTCCTTCCAGCGCCAGTTTGAACGGCCTGTTTTTATATTCCGACTCCGGGGCATAGATTGAATGGAATTTATATCCTTCAGCTTCGTAAACTGGCTGAACGTCCCAAAAGCTCATCATTACCCCAATTGACCCGAATTCGGCTGATATGTTGTTGTTGGCAACTACACGGGTACAAGCCGAAGCTACCCATTCGGCTGCGCTTGCACAAAGATCGGCGCTGGCAACAACCGGCTTTTTCATTTGGTTACGAATTTTGGCAATGGCCTGAACCATCGGAGCAACTGCATCAACAGAACCACCGCCCGAATCAATGTCGATAATGATGGATGAGATATTACGGTGAGCAGCAGCCTCCAACATCTGACCGGCAATTTCTTCAGTTCCGTAAGTGCATTCGGTCCCGTATTTCAGCATGGTGCCTTTCAGTGGGATGATGATAGTTGATCCCAGGGGAGCTTTATCCAGTGAATTTCCGGAGATAGTTTCGCCTGAGCCGGTAACGGCACAAATGGGAAGAGCGGCGCGTACTTTTTCAAGTTCGGTCGTTTGATCCATTCCGCTCCAGTCGCGATTCATGAGTTGCTGAATGGTTGCACCTTGAGCCAATGCTATGTCGGGATGAATTGCCCAAATACCTCGTTTAATTTGCGAGGCCAGAAGGAACTGCCATTGTTGTCGTAATACTGAATCTCTCATAGATACAATATTACTCCTGGCATAGGGGCAATTAAAGGACTATGTAAGCCAGTAATTTGGATCAGGCGATTTCCAGACACTTTCTACTTTCCGGCTGGTAGTAGTGTTCGATGCAGTTTTAATATAAAGACGGGGAGCTACTTCCAGGTTGCCGATCAATTTTTTCAAACCGCTTTTGTATTCGATCCTGATCAGAAGTTTTCTTCCTGAAATTTCGGCGATGTCACCCGGGGTGTTTACTTCATGTCCGGGGCATGTTGCTGACAAGTTGTTTGTGAATATCGTTTCACCAATTTCTTCACCAGGAACTTCCTGTAGATCGATGGTTCCGATCGTAGTATTGATCAGGTTCCACTTTTTCCCGGTTTTGAAAGTTACTGTTCTATAATTTGCGGCGCCTGGCACCAGCGAAGCAATATCTTCGGGTAATGCATACGATATCGAAATTGGGCGATCTGTCGAGAGTAATTTTGTTTCCATGATGGGTTTATTTTTATATAAAACAGCTAATTTTTACAATTTTAATAAAATGATTTCGTAAATATTTAAATATCAACTTCTAACAATTCTTTGAAAGTTATTTCTTCGGTTTTCCTCCGATTTCGGTAATCGTTTTTTTTGATGGCGTCAAAATTTACTACATTGTTCCTAACATTCAGTCCGCGGAGTATCGCTTCAATAATTGCCGTTCGCTCGCGGTTTTTTTCGTAACCAATTTCAAAGCGTCTCTTTACCCATTTATTAAATTCATATTCAACTCCATTTTCAATTTTCTGAAGTCCCCAATTGCTTACATACAAAAATCCTGATTTCAGACCATATTGATTTTGTAGCGTTATCGGTAAAATAATATCAACCGCATTGGAAATGGAAGGCCGTTTCGGACGGCAATTTGTTGATAGAATATGAGAGTGAATCAAAAGACCAATATCTTCTTTTAAATTGATTGCAATTTCATTGCTTTCAGTGGGGGTTTTAAATATAAACCTGCAGAAAGCTTCCAGGATAGGATTAAGCGAAATTGTAACTATTGGCTTATTTTCCAGATTTACATTTTTATGAATAGGCATTTTACCGGATTTAAGTTTATAAATCCGGCAGTTGAAGCGGCACTAAGATAATCAAAATGTTGAACGTTTGACGAATAAAATTGAACAATTTATTTCTGTAGTGGGTGATCAATTTTTTTTCTTAAAGTTGGCTACATTTTTAGTGTTTTGCTTACTTCGCTTACTTCGCGGGATTAACTGTCAATATGTCAGAATTTTATATAATAATTTAATCGTTATGCTGCGAAGTAAGTTTTAATAAAAAAAAGTAAGCGAAGTAACTAAAAGTAAGTTGTAGTAACCGAATAACATTATTTATGTATAGCTAATTATTTGAAATACAGTAATATAATTAAGAAAAAGTAAGAGAAGTAAGCGAAGTAAGTAGTTTTAGCTCTAAGTATTGCTATTCGTATTTTATTTTCTCTAAATCTTCATTTTTGATGTATTTTTCTCTGAGGGGGGTGGAAGGGGGGGGCTTCGATAAACTCAGCCACCGAACTTCGTCGCCGGTATTGTATTAAACAGTATTTTAAAACTAATATTTTAGTTATATAATTATTAATTACTACCTGCGGTGATTAATAAGTTGATTAGGTGTACCGGTTCGCTCTGTTTGTGTATGGTTGGGTTTTGATTGTTCGGTCCGGGTGCAATGTTCTGTATATCGATTTCCGGGTCTTTGGTGAGTGTTTCTTTGTAGCCTGGTATTGGTACCCGGACTATCCCTTTTCTTATCTCTACGCTCCCGGCACTAATTAAAAATGCCAGACCTTTCAGGATCTGGCAGCTTCGCATAATAGAATCACCGGCATATATCTCTGAATTTCTCCCAAAAATACTCAACACATTCTTTCGCTCCTTTACCGGGAATTGTGTGGAAACGGCAAATTCAACCCGACCATTTAATTCAAATCGTTTAACCTAGGCAATGTGCCGGTCCTTGAAAAAACACTTTCGTGCCCATCGTCCGTATTTATCGGGTTCATCGTCGTGGGAGTAACGGCATTTCCAACGAAGCTCAGCCTGTTCGTTCTGTTCCATATTATTCTTTTTTAGGTACTTCTAAACAAATCGCCTTTAATACTCCGGCTCTCCGGTTAATCCACTCAAGCGAATCAACCTGGTAAGTTGTGCCGGCATGGGTTACAGGGATGCCGGTCATTAAAATGCTTCTTTCTTCAGCAAACAAGAACTTATGCCGGGTCTTCCCGGTATCTACATCGCGCTGTAGATATGAAATTTTACATTCATCGAGTGATCAATTTAAGATAAATGGTATAGCTCTCAGCATCCGGATTGGCTATAATCAATTCATCAATTTTTCTGTAAGGAACATTAAGTCCTGTGAATAATGAACTTGATAACCATTTGCGCGAATATCGAAGGTTTCTAAGTAATGTTTGTTTCGATTTGATTGCAGAATTATGAGATTCAACCTCTTTAACTATCATGCGAACCAAACACCTGGCATCTTCTAAGCCTTTGTGATTTAGTAGCTCTAAAGTATAATCAGGAGAATAATTACAGCGCTGCTTATCTATTTTATCACAAGCCCAATGCCTTGCAACGCTAAAGCGCAGTTCATCTTTTTGTTCTGTTGTCATTTTGCTACACCTTCCTGGCTCATTTCCCGCTTAATTGGTAAAAATGTCATACTAAAGGCATGATCTGGTTGAACTGAAGCAAATATTGAAAGGTTTGTACCAGTTTGTGTACTGACACTGATATCCTGGCACCTTGGATTTTCTTTGTTTACCTGATAAACCTTTGCTTCTACCCAATAGACAAACTCATTCAGGGTATCATCTCCCAGGATAAGCGTTCCATTCTGATCATGTGCAAATTCCTGTAGTTTTCTCCAGGCATTGTTCTTTGCCTGCATGTTCACATTTGTTTGAACGTAGTACTTTTTCATTGTTTTAGTTTTACTTGGTAAATAATTTTGTCTTTATAGCAATTCACTTTAAAATGTAAGTCGATATCTACTGCCAGATCCATCAAGTCAAGGTCTCGTGTGATCTTACAGATTTTGCAATCATTCGAGTCATCCAGGAATACACAGCCGTTACAAAAACTAGTAGCCGGTACGATCTTGAAATCAATGGGCTTGACGCTTTTTAAATCAATCATATTTACTCGTTTAAAATGGTAAATCATCTTTATACGGATCTTTAGGTTCTGGATCTGTTTTCTTTTCAAAATTTATTTTCTCCTGAGTTTCGACCGGTTTTAAATGCGGTTTAAAATCTTCCTGGCTGTTTTCAGGTTCCCCGCCATTTGTTTCAATCGAGATGTTTAGCAGGTCGTAGTCAAAAATAAAAGCGGTGGTGCTGGTGCGTTTCTTTTTTGAGTTTGTAATTCTTTCGCCATTGGGTCCAGTCGATTCAACAATTTCGACTTCCTGCTGTCCTGTTCTGGGGTCTATCTTCTTAAATCCTTCCTTTTTAGTCTCGAATATAAATGCTTTCGAATTCTTCAGGTAGTATTCAATTGTGCTTTCAGGGAGCGGCTTATCGCCTTCGCGGAGGCATTGGGTTTTGTACATCGAAAATACACGGCTAAGCGTCAGATATAATAGGTTCTTTGGCTCTATCCATTTTATAACGTCGGTTTTCCACTTCCCGTTTTCCATCTTGGTATAACTGGCTTCTTTGGCGTATTCAATTTTGTAATCGCCGCCATCGAACAACAGGTTCGAGCTGGCCAGGTATTCCACAGTTTTCCAGAAATGACCTAAATCATCGTTCTTTTT